CTGCAGTTTTTCGGTGAGCTTGCCCATGGCTTCAAATGCCGAGGACATGTCGTCGCCAGACAATGCTTTTTCGAGCTCGCGGGCTTCACCGGCGCATTGCATCACAACGATACGCAGCATCGGCGCGGCTTCGCGCAGTCGGTAGTCGGGGCTTTCGTGGTAGTGCTCGTAGATCGCGCGCGTCTGCATGCCATTCAGCGAGACATCAGCGTGGTATTTCGACAGCACCATCTTGCGCGACAGGCCGGCGACTTCATGCCAAAAAGCAAAGTACAGCACGCGCGCCTGGTGCCAGATCAGAGGTACCAAGTCGGCGTTTTCCATCATCTTGGCGGATTCGAGCCACTTAGACGCGTAGTATTCGGCGAGCTTGGCAACTTCGAGGTTGTTAGAAGAGTCCATAAGTTAAAGAGTTGGCAGAGTTTGCAGGGGTGAAAGAACATAAGACCGTGGAATCGTGAGCTCGGCACTTAGTAGTAGTCGTACTCACGCTCATACTCGTACTGCACTTCCGTGTCGTACTGATACTGTCGCAAGACCTCTAGCTGGGCAGCACTGGCCAGCTGGTTTTTCGACAAAAACTCTACCGCGTCCTTGGTCATGAGGATGAACCGGCGCGCGTCATAGCCTACTGGACAGCCTGTGGCGCAAGTAATTGGGCAGGAGACCTGGGAGACTTGGCTAAGGCTATCTTTTACCTCCCAAGGCTGATCCTCGCTCTTTGCGAGTACGTTGTCACTGTACAGTGTTACGTGCGGAAAGCAGCCGCGGATGTCCTCGAAGTATACGCCTGGAGTAGGCAGGAAGTCCGAGAAATGACTTTTCCAGTCAGACGGATGGTTTATGGTATTTTCAAAGTATCCGCAGTGGCCCTGGAAAGAAAACATGATCGCGCGATAGCCCTGTCCGACGATAGGCTGGTGAGTGGCGGGGATTGTCGTTAAGTTAGACGCACGCACGATGAGGTAGCGCGAAAAGAATCTTTCCCGCAAAGCGTGGGCAATATCCAGGTAGGGCTGACTCAGAGCGGCCTTGCCGTCGATAAGGCCTTGGGAGATAGCTATCTCTGTCGCCGCCGCGGAGTTGACGCTGGTGAGCATGCGGACGTAGTCTTTGTGCTTCTCCCTTTCTGTCAGCGCCTCAATAGCTGCAGGAGTTAGCGAGGCGGGCAGCACAGGGTAAGCATTGCATAGACGGTGCATGGTGGTGGTGATTAAACACTACGACGCCGGAGGCTGAGGTGCCCTCCGGCGTGTAGTGACGAACGGAACGTATTGGGAATAGGTGATACCTCAGGTTACCGTGACGCCTCGGGATTGAGGCGCCGTAAACGCTCTTCGTTGATGGCGCGTTGCTCCGCCAACAAGGCGTTGTACAGCCGGTGGTGCATGCCCAGGCCCCAAAGGGCGTGCCGCACGTTGCGGCTTCGCGCTTCCAGCTCGGGCAGGCTTAACTTGCGGAGCTCATCTGCGAGCTCCTCGGGGCTGAGGACAGTAGAAGTCATGGGGATTTACTTGTGTGACACACGGCAGCGCTAACTGCTATAATGGTCTTGGATGGCTTTTTGGTAGAGAGCCAGCTTAGTCAGCCAAGGCTTAGTAGGTTTGAACACGGTGACGAGGGTAGTCGTCTGGTCGCCGCTGTTGACAGCGGCGATAAACGCACGCCCTTCATGCAGCACAGCAATGCGATGCTCGCTGTGACCACAAAGCGTACGGTAGTAGCGGCCTTCCGCCATGGCAGCGTAAAACGCTTCCATCAGTAAGCTTTCAGTGTATCCAAACCGGCGGCGTCCCACGTCTTTAGCGTGGCGCGATAGTACCAGTTGCATACGCTGGGCGGCAGGCCTAGAACGGCAGGTCGTCGGCAGCGTTATCGGCATCTGCCGCCGTCGTCATCATAGAAGCGCTGCTGCGGCCGCCGCTCCGCTCAGGACGCGTGAGGCGCAGTTGACGCCCCTCGTAGTCCATCTTTTCATCATCAGCCATCGGCTGAATGAACGGCGAGTAGTCGGGCAGGCTCACGTAGCCGCGGTAGTTGTATTCCAACAGCACGCGGTAGTTGAACGACTGCGGGGCGACGAATGCAGGGTGTACGAGGGCGTGCACGCCCCGGCAGAAGTCGTTCCAGTTGTTGGCCTGCACGATGATGCGGTCTTTGGGCATCAACGCCGAGCAGAAGTGGAAGATCCACCGCCGCTTGAGCTCTGCAATGCGCAGGTACGCCTCTTGGGGCGTCTCGCCGTCTTTAGGGCGCGGCTTGCCGGGGCCGAACACGCGGTGCGTGACGGCGCGGCCGCTCTTGTCTGACAGCGTGAACGACAGCGACGCCTCCTCACCTTCGGTGTGCAGCGTCACCTCGCTCAAGGCGATGTTTTCGTTGATGCCTACCGGCAGCACGGACGCTCCGCTGGCAGAAGAGGAGCTGTCCAAGGCGCCGTGGTCGGCGGCAGTGATGGAAAATGGATTGTTACTCATCGTAGTATTCGTTTGTGGCTGCAATGACAGCCTGTAAATCGTTGGGGATAGAAGTTGTCTCGAACATGCCTTTGGGCGTCTTGGCTACGTTGGTGCCGTCCGACTGCGTCACGAACTCGTGGCGCCGCGTGTCGGTGGTAGGATCGTAGATGACGCGAGCATGAAGGACAATAGAAAATAAGCCTTCGACCGTAATCTTGTCGTCAAGAAGGCGGCCGATGGTCTTGGCTTTCTTCTTGCCGGTGTCGTCGGCATCTTCATGAAACATGAACACGACAGTGAGGCCTTCGCGCAGCTTCGGCAGCAAATCGAGCAGACTCCACATCTGCTCACCGATCTGGGTGAACTTGCCATACCCCGTCTCGTAGGCGCGGCGCATGAACTCGTTAGCCATAAGATACTGGGCGTCGTCGATGACGACTGTATCGATAAATGCGCGCTTGTTACTCACGTACTCAAGCGTCTTGCGGACAGTAGCAAACTTGTCAGAGATGACTAAGTTGCCTTCAGGATTCTCGGCCGTGACAGGCCGGTAGTTCTTGTTGTAGCCCTTGAACGGGAGCTCCTTGCCGACGACGTTAATCAAGAACGTCGTCTTGGGGTCCAAGTTCTCCATAGAGCTGGACTTGCCAGAGCCTGAAGGGCCGATGATCAAAATGCCTCTAGCCAAAAGAAAGAAATGTGGGACTCGGCGACGTACAGATAGATAGCAGCAAAAGAGCAGTTAGACAGCCATTTCGCTGCGCGGCACATATTCGTCGACGCGGTTGATGCGCAGGTTGTCTACCATGCGCATGATCTCCACGCCCCCGTCGCGATTTTTGAGCAGGTGCCAGTAGATAAGGTATTGCTCCGGTTTGTCCGGGTTGATAACAGGCAGCCCTTGAGGCCCATAAGCGCTGATGTTCAGCAGCGCCGGCTTGTGAGTTACCATAACGTAGTCTGACGCCTGGTAAACGGCGTCAGAGCCGAAGATGTCTTTCTTCATGGGGTAGTGAAGCTCCTTGGCGTTGATGCGCTCAGGCTCTTCAATAGATCGGTTCATCTGGCTCAGTGAAAAGATGGTGCACTTGATCTGCTTTTTCACTTGCATAAACATGCGATAAAGGTCTACCAGCAAGATGCGCTCGCTGCCGCCAGCGCCGCCTTTAGGCAGCAGGGTGTGGTCGAGGAAGACGACCAGCCCTGCGCCTATGGGTTTGCACTTTTCGGTGTAGACCTGACGGATGGTGCGATACATCTGCGCTACCGTGCCGGGGATGTCGACATGATAGATGGGCAGCTCGGCAAGCTTGTTGGCGTAGTCGCGGGCGCGGCGCAGCTCTTCGTCCGTGACGGGCCTGTCGCCGCCGTTGTAGAGCGTCTGCACAGGAACACCCAAGTGCCCCGACAGCTTGCGCCCCACCACACGGCTGCCCATCATCTCGTAGTTAAAGCTCAGCACGACAATTTTTTGCGTTGTGTTCAGCTCTATGAGCCCCGTCTCCAGCTGGCTGGCGATAGAGCTTTTGCCAGAGCCGCTCATGCCTACCAGCGTGAACAGCATGTGCCACTCGATGCCGTTGCTGCAAGCCCTGTTAAGCTTGGGCCACGGTGTCTGCAGCACCTGTATGGCGCCACTACGGCGCCCGTCGATGTAGCTCAGCGCCTCGGTGACGCTATGGCCTATATGCCTATAGGCTAGTGCGGGCTGGTCAGGTGATCTTTCCTCCATAAGGCGTAGTAGGCCTCGCTAGTGTGGGCTCTTCGTCAAGCTTGTCGGTCGTATAGTTACGCAGCCACGTCACGGGGCGCACCAAAAAGGCTTGCCGGCCCAGCCTGCTGAGGTCGTCTACATACTTGGCGGCAGCACGCTGCAAGCCTTCGGGGTTCACCCCCGCACGCAGCAGCTTCATGTACTCTTTTTCTGCGTCGGCGCGGCGCGCCTGACGTATCTGGTCCATGGTGCCGTCAATACGCTGCACCTTGACAGGCCAACACTTGAGGAAACGGCTGAACATCTTCTTGCGCTCAGGGTTGCCATCAGCGACGGCAAGACGCAACAACTCTTTGGCTTTGTCACTAACACGTAAGCGCCTGTCTTGCAGTAGCTTGTCGACAGAGGTCGTCCAGTCGTCGGGAATCTCCAGGTATCCGAGACTTTGCAGGTCTAGCAGCAGCTTTCCCGAAAAAGGAAAGTGACGATTATACGCACGGGCGCAATCACGGTCTTGAGCGATCAAGAACAACAGCATGTACCCCTCGATGGGCACCTTTAATGACGCTAGCTTACTGAGAAACTGGCGTCCGACGGTTATGGGTAGTGTCTTGGCCATGGGGTTGCTAGGACTTACTAATCTACGGCAGCGCTCAGCACGATCGGCAAGTTTTCGCCAGGTATATATTGCTGCCATAAGAGCCCGCCAACATGTTTGGTGCGCTTGGTGACCCACCGCTCATCTTGCGTGCCTACGACATACAAGTTGTAGTACAAGGCGCTCTTGCCTTCCTCGAAACGCTTGACACGGCCGCGACGCTGCGTGTCGTCTGCCGACTTGCTAGACCCCGCAATGGCGATGCCTAGCTCGGCATCAGGCACGTCAACACCTACGTTGAGAGCACGCACAGAGACGATGATGCGGTGCTTGCCGTCGCGGAACGCCTGTAGCGTAGCGCGGCGCTCTTTAGGCTTCATCATGCTGTGGTATATCGTCGCCTGCATGCCGGCGTCGCACAGCTCTTTGGTGAACGCCTCGGCATAGGCGATGTCTTCGCAGAACACGAACGCTCGCTTGTCACTATAGCGCTCTAACAGCTTGCGGGCTATGAACCCTTTGAACTTCGTGTTCGCCAAGAACGTGCGGCGCTCACGGATGATGTCTAGGAACGTGCGGGCAAGCCTGCGCGCATCTAGGTCGTCGTAGTTGCCGATGTTCGCTTGTGCATACTGATACGCTAGCGACGCGTCGCCGGCGCCCAGCAGCTCTACCATCTCGTCATAGCGGCGTTGCAGAGCTTCGTAGACGGGCCGCTCCTTGCCCGACAGCGGCACGCCTAGGTTGATGGTCGTGTCGCGGGCGATAATGCCGAGCTGTTCCGCTCTGCGCATGTTACAGCGGCTGATGACAGGAGCATAGTGCTCTAAGCGTTCCAGCATGTCGTCTTCGGGCAGCGTGCCCGTGAGGCACAGCAGATACGTGTACTCGATGTGTTGGTACATCTTATAGAACTTGTCGGCAAGGCTCATGTGGCACTCGTCGACAATCAGCAGCCCTGTACGATGGCGGCGCCACCGATAGGCGGTCTGAAAACAGGCGAGAGTGATATGCTGCAGCGCATGCTCGTAGCCGAACTTGCGGAATGCCTCAGGCCACTCGTGGTCTCGCAGGCTAATACGCGGCACGAGCACCGTGGCGCTAGCGATGCGTCCTGTTCGCAGGAGCTCGCCAGCAGCCACGGCGCCAATGCGCGTCTTTCCTGTTCCGGGAACCGAGAACACGGTACCTACAAAGCCGGCCTTACGCCAGTTCGTCAGGTGCCGCGTCTGTTCCGCCGTCTGCGCTTGCCGCAGCGGGCTCAGGCTCGTCGGACTTGGGGTGAGGGGTGGGTCGTACACTGGGATAAAGTACGCTGAAGATAGAAGCTTGCTCCTTGGGCTCGTACAACGTGTGCTCGCGCTCGGTGAAGAACTGATAGCGCGGCGTCTTGTAGGGCAGGCTGATGGCCGTGTTGTCATCGCCGAGCATGTCGGCCATGAAGTCCAGCACCCCCTCGTAGATGCGGTGCAGGGGCAGCGGCGCTCGGCTGCCCAGCTCCAGAAGCTGGAGGTTGAGCATGCGCAAGGCGTTGGCGAACGTCTCCCGCTCGCTGGCGGCGCTGAGCGGCCCGCGAAAGACGCGGTGCGGCTCCGTCGCATGCACGTCGGGAGGGTATGACAGTAGGTTCAGCAGCGTGATGATCGCTCCCCACTGCGAGGTGTTCCACGACGAGCCGTCGGGCCGCTCGACGCCAGCCATGGGCTTGGTGATCTCCATGAAGATATCCTCATTGTCGGTCACCATATTGAATAAACCGCTGCCGCGCAGGGAGCCTTCCACTTTTTTCTCCTCGGCCACGACAGCATAGGCGGTCTCGAAATTGTGGCACATCTGCTGGGTGCGCGTGATCATCTCGTCCCACGACATGTACTTCAGGGCGTCGCCGATGTAGTCGTTGAGGACATGTATGGAGCGCCCCATGCCTACCGATTGGTTGCGCATGGTCTGCTCGAGACTATACATGTTCGAGTAGCCCAGGCCAAGGCCTGCGTTGGGCCCCAAGGACGAGGCCGCGTGCTTCTGCGCGGATAGGAGATGATGCGGCATCTCGCCAAAGCCCAAGTGGTCGATGACCGTGCTCAGCAGTTCCTCTTGATGCCTCTTGAGGAAGTTGAGCGAACGCGACAAGTGTTCGCGAGCGTGGTATGCCGAGTAGATCATCACGCCGAACAGGATCTCCGACCAGCCGTCCAGCTGCAGCGCCCACAGGTGGCGCACCGACTCATCCTGGAGCGTCAGCATCTCCATGAAGAAGGTCAGCTCTTCGGGGTCCATGATGGCGTTTTCCTTTTTCCGGCGCGTTAGCCTCGAGGCGTTGCCGCCGTACGCGCTGTGGCCCATGAACTTGCGCAGATCCTGCAGCAGCTGCTGGTCGAGCGCGTCAGCGTCACCACGCTGGTAGTACTTAGCGTCGCGCTCGTTGGGCATGCGCTCTTGGCGGTGCATCACCCCCAGCTCACGACCCAGATTTTCGCCGTCCCTATTGCTGATGGGCCGCTGCGTGTTGTTAAACAGTATTTCGTGCACGCTGTCGATGATCTCGAGCTGGCGGTGCAGCGGCACGTTCATGCTCACCCCTTGCAGCATGGGGATGGCCAAGAAGCGCGCAGAGTTGAACGTGGCGACCCAAGCGTTGCGGAGCTCCACATCGGGGTAACCCACTATGCGCTCCCGCACGATGGCGGGGTCGAGCTCCGCCATGACGGCGGTAGGTACGAACACGTTCGGATTGTGATTAGCTTCCATAGTTGACGGTGGTTGTTTTGTCGGCGCCTCGCCGTATCAGTAGTTGTTTTCGTCGTAGAAGTCGTCGAGAGGCTCCGACAGGCCGAAGGTGCGCACCTTGGATTGCCCGCAAACGACCTTCACCTGAGCCATGAGGCGCGAGCTGCGCAAAGGCGTGGGCGCGTCGATGCGGTACTTGATGTGGTAGCGCAGGTTATCCGCTGCCGCCATCTCAGGCTGCACCGTCAAGAAGTACTGCAGCAGACCTTTGGTGAGGATATTCGACGCGCTGGCCTCGCTGGCGTCGAGCGGGTTTTCGGAGTTGAACTGTTCCAGCAGCTTGTCGATGCGGCCGTCGACAGCCCAGCTGGTGCTGTGCTGCTGCAGGTTGCCGGACTCGTTGATGAGCATCTCGCCCTGCGCATAGGGTACGTGGTCTTGCATCAGCGCCAGCAGCAGGCGCATGTCGCGAACAGCATTGGGCTGGATGAGGTCTTCCGGCGACCGGCGGTCGACGGGGGTGGCCGTAGTTTGTGTCATGAGGTAGGTAGTTGTTGGTAGTGGCGAAAGATGTTATTTCTGCCAGCGGTCGCTGACCGTGGCCTCTACGTCCATCGGCACCGTACGGCAGATGAGCGTGCCGCAGTTGCGCATGATCGCGCACTGTACGGGCACCCAGGTGTCTACAAGGTGCTCGCGCACCTCGAAGCCTATCTCATCATGTACTTGCGTGATGAACAATACGTCGCGCTCCCAGCGGTTGAGCGTGATGGCCTCTCGTAAGGCCGCCATGGCGAGCTTGGTGAGGTCGCCGGCAGTCCCTTGGATGGGGGTGTTCTTGCTTTGTCGTTCTACAGACCCCTGTACGCGTCGCTGCCCGCCATAGTCGAGCTGCGCACGGGCATCGGGTAGCCACTCAGGGAATAGGCGCCTCCGCCGAAATGGGGCGAACGTGCGTATGTGGGCGTGCTTGACGCCATAGGCTGCCAGCGCGTCGAGAAAATCTCCAATACGCGGGAAGGCGCGGAAGTACTTGTCGATGAGCGACTGTGCCTGCTGCTGGTCAATAGACAAGGTGTCTGACAGCTTGTGGCTGCTCATGCCATAGGCAAGGCCAAAGTTGATGGTCTTCACATTGGTGCGTAGCGCCTTGTGGCCTTTGCACGAGCACTTCTGCTTGAGCATGTTGCCTTGGGCGTCGTGCGCATAATAGGCGCAGTCTTCGTCAGCGTGGCGCTCCCACAGCTCGCCATAGACGAGCTCAGCACACACGCTATGTAAATCTTGGTCGTGAGCGATAGCTTCTAGCCATACGGGGTCTTTAGACCCTTCGGCGATAAGGCGCAGCTCTTGGCTGGCATAGTCGACAGAGACAATCTTGAAGCCCGGCCGCGCCATGAAGCACTGTCGGTATTCGTCCGTGTGGGGTATGTTTTGCATGTTGGGCGCCTGCTCGCCCTTGCGGCCGCTAGATACGCGTCCTGTGCGGACGACCTGCCAGAAGCTCGTATGTATGCGGCCTGTGGTAGGGTTTATGTTGTCCAAAAACGCTTTTCCATAAGTGCTCACCCGCTTTGCTACGCCTCGGTATTCTAAGAGCTTGCGAGCTATTGGGTGCTTAGCGCTCATCTTTTGCAAGGAGCGCTGCGTGCTGTCTTCAATGTCGGGCTGCAGGTGACGTAAGAGCTGCGCTACTTGGTGGGGTGAGTTCCAGTCTACAATAGTTCGCTTGGGGGCTAGGTCGAACAAAGTTGCCTGTATGCCGGGGCGGCGATACATCTGCAGCTTAGGGTGGTCACAGACCAGGGCGTCCAGTTGCTGCAGCAGGTCTTGCATCAGGCCTTCCTGCCTGTCTGCTACGCGTAACCAGGCGTCGGTGTCGAAGCCTAGGCCGTTATACTCGATGTCGGCGAACGCTAGTGCGCTGCGGTTTTCTAGTTGCGCCACCTCTACCAGGCCGGCGCGCGACAATGCCTCTAACTGTTTTTTCCTTACTTCCGGCAAGTAGAGTACATCGCGCGCGCCGTAAATGACCTGGATAGGTTGCAGTGCCGCTGTGGCGCTGAAGGTCTTACGCACGTCTTTGGGCAGCTCAATGCCCAAGTAGCGCATGACGACCTTGTCGAGGCCATAGCCTACGTTTTCGAGTCCGCAGTGGAGGACGGCTTCCGCCCACATGGTGTCATACACTGTGTTCATGCGTATGCCTTTGGCTAGCAAGAACTTATAGTCGAACTTGATGTTGTGCCCTATCTTGGTGATGTGGCGTGCTTCAAGTAGCTCACGCAAAGGCTCTAGCGACACGGTGCGGGCGTCGATGCAATAGCATAGCCCGTCCGTCGTCGCCAGCTGCACCATCACCAGCGTGTCGCTGTGTGGGTTGCGTCCGCTGGTTTCGGTGTCCAGCACGACGACGTTGTGGTTGTCGATGATGTGCTGGCAGAACCGCTGCAGCTGCGTCGCGGTGGCGATGATGATGCCTTCGTGGTGGTCGGTGAGCGGGGCGCCCACGTAGCGTATGCGGGTGTCATCCATGGGGTAGGCGTCAGGAAAGACGTTAAAGTACGTCGTCCTCCTTGTTTCCTTGGAGCTTTTTGATGGTCTGCTGCAGTTGCTTCATCTCGTCGAGTAAGGCACGCCCTGCTGGGAGGTCCACACGGGACTGTCGGAGGCGGTCAGTCGTTCAATCTTGGCGGTCTTGTCCATGTTAAATTTGGTCGATGATGGATTGGTGTTGCTTCTGGACCTTGCGCAGGCGGGCGGTCAGGACCTTCTTAGCGGCGTCGCGGAAGGTGCGCATGCGCTGCGCGTAGCGGGTCAGATGGCCGGGATGGAAGGGTGGGTCCTGGGTGAGCAGGTAGTAGGCTTGGGCGTAGGTCATGCCTGCCTCCTTGGCCACGTCGGCCATCAGGCGCTCCTGGTGGAGGTACTGGCGCAGGCTGTCGGGGTCAATCATGCGTTGCAATTATGCCCCCGGCTTCGTCCGGGGGCGGTGAAGGGTCAGTTTTGCTCGCTCGGCGCGGGCTCCTCACGCTCCGCGCGGGCCTTGCGCCGGGCCTCGTCGATGAAGTAGGCGCTGATCTCGCGCTGGATTTGAGTCGGATTGTGATGCAGCTCATGCCGCACCGGCCAGTACAGGTGCTTCACATTAACGCTATCGATGCGCAGTTCGGCGACGAGGATGTCCCTGGTGAAAGGCTGTGCGCCCCTGGACACGTGGAGGTACCACGTGCCCGGCAGGTTTCTGGCCCATAGCTGCCATCCGGTGTCGTTGCGCTGAGCGAACAATTCGATGTCAAGCTCGCCACCCTCGACGTTGTGGGCGATCGCGGTCATAAGCTTGTTGATGATGCTGTGGTCGTGAATGTGCATGGTGGTTGGTTGAACTCGGTCAAGTCCGTAAGCCCAGAGCTCCTAGGCTTTGATCTTCAGCCTCTTTGCCGTTTCGTTTTCGAGCTGGCGGATCTCGTCGGGCGTGAACGGAAACTGCTGTCCGCCGGGAAAGCCGAGATTGCCCAGCAGCGCCGTCAGCTCGTCATCGTTGAGCGCTTGGTACGTGGCGCCATCGCTTAGGCTCGTACTGCTCGCATTCACCGCGTAATTGAGGTGGCGCATCATGGGTTTTTTGTTGGGCAAGGCTGCCTTGAGCAGGTGTCTGAGGGCTTTCGCCATCAGGGTGAACAGTCTGTTTTTCATCGTGTGGAGAACGGAAGGTTAGAAAATAGCCCACAGTTAGGGGGAGGCCGGCACCATGTGGTGCTAGCGCTCCCCCTTCTGTGCGAGCCTTTTGAATTGCCGCAGAATCTGAATCAGCGTCGCTCAGGTCAGCTCAGGCGAGCGACATTCTCGTTGACTTCCTCGATCTTGCTGCCCAGCACTTCGTGGCTGCGCTGCAGGTCTTCCTTGATCTGGCTGAGGGTTTCCAGCGCCTTGTCGGCGAGGAAGTCACCCGTGCGCTCGGCCACCTCGCTGGCCGTGTCTTCCAAGACTTGGGCGAAGTCGCTGGCGCCCTCGCCGCCCACCGCATTGCGGACGACTTCG